CGCTGTGTCAAAGGGTTTAAGTAATGGCCGTTGTCGTACCCGATATGCCGGAACTCTTCGAGGAAGCCTTTGAACGGGCAGGCCTTGAGATGCGTTCGGGTTATGACCTGAAGACGGCTCGTCGCAGCCTGAATATAATGACGTTGGAATGGGCCAACCGTGGCCTGAACCTGTTCACTATCGAGAGCGGCGTCACGCCGCTGGTGGCGGGCCAAACTACTTACACCCTCCCCGTAGATACGATTGATCTGATCGAGCACCAGCTGCGTACTGGTACAGGAGCTTCGCAGGTAGATACCGCGCTGGAACGTATCTCCGTGTCCACCTACGCGCAGCAGACCAACAAGCTGATCACGGGGCGTCCGACACAAATCTTCGTGCAGCGACTGGCTACGTCTACAACCATCACTATCTGGCCCGCACCGGATTCAGGGCAGACCTATACGCTGTTCTACTACCGCCTCAAAGGTATCGACGGGCTGGCTGCAGGTATCGGGGGTACTGTAACCTCTATTCCGCCGCGCTTCGTGCCTGCGCTCGTAGCTGGCCTCGCCTACTACATCGCCATGAAGAAACCCGATGCCGCTGCGCGGATACTTCCGCTCAAGGAAATCTACGACGAGCAGTTCGATCTCGCCGCGTCTGAAGATAGGGACCGGTCGTCTGTCATGTTCGTGCCGTTCAACACAATGATGATGGGGTGAGCCATGTCTGCGTATGCACGCGGTAAGCACGCCTACGGCCTGTGTGATCGAAGCGGGTTTCGGTACAAGCTCTCTGATCTCGTCTGGGAATACCAGAACGGAACCAAGACTGGGCTTCGTATCGGTAGGGACATCGTTGATCCTGATCAGCCTCAGAACTTTCTGGGTCGGCTGAAGATCAATGACCCGCAGGCGCTGCTAAATCCTCGTCCGGACTACGCTCCGGGCAACGGACTGTTCGGTTGGAATCCGGTTTGGAACCCTGCACAGTATATGATAACGTCTCTTGGAGACGTGGTCGTCACCACCCCAGATGGAGAATAACTATGAAGCGCCCCGTGAAGAAGCCTTTGGCCCCCGCGAAGTCGAAGCGCCCGCAGGCTAAGCCCGCCGATATGTCGTCCATGCAGGCCATGCAGCGTGGAGAGAACGCCGCGAAGCGCGAAGCTGAGGACTACAAAACCCTCGCACCGAAGAAGATGAAGATGGGCGGGACGTGCCGTGGCATGGGTGCAGCCTCTAAGGGCGGCAAGTATAAGGCCTGAAGATGAACTATACCGAGCTACAGCAGGCTATTTCCGACTACGTCGAGAGCACGGAGACGAGCTTCGTCGCCAACATTCCCACGTTTGTCCGCCAAGCCGAAGAGCGTATCTACCGCTCGGTTATGATCCCAGAACTCCGCAAGAACGCTACTTCGGTTACGGCGACGGGGAATCAATACATTTCCCGTCCGTCCGACTTCTTGTCAGTGTTCTCTCTGGCCGTCGTAGACGCCGATGGGGACTACACGTACCTGTACGATAAGGATGTGAACTTCATTCGTGAGGCATATCCCCGTGCGTCTACGCAGGGTCTTCCGCTGTACTATGCGCAGTTTGACGGTGATCAGCCCGCTACGAGCGAGGGTAACTTCATTCTCGGGCCGACCCCCAATGCCGCATACACGGTAGAGCTCCACTACTATTACGACCCGCCGTCTATCGTGGCTACAAACACCTCGTGGCTCGGGGACAACGCCGAATCCGCTCTGCTGTACGGTACGCTGATCGAGGCCTACACCTACCAGAAGGGTGAGGCGGATATGCTGAACCTGTACACGACGCGCTATAACCAAGCGATGCTGCAGCTATTTGGTGTTGACCTGCGCTCCAAGCGGGATGATTACCGTGACGGCGCGATGCAAAGTCTGGGAGGTGCAGGATGAGTGTAGTTCAGGCTATCTGCACGTCGTTTAAGGTCGAACTCCTTCAAGGAGTGCACGACTTCACTCCATCGACCGGCAACGTCTTCAAACTCGCGCTGTACACAGAGGTAGCTAACCTAAGCGCCTTGACCACGACCTACTCGGCGACGGATGAGATCACCGCTTCCGGTGCCTACACTGCGGGGGGAGTAACACTTACCCAAATCGCGCTTGGCTCCGATGGCACGACTGCCTTGGTGTCTTTCGATCCCCTCAGTATCGCCGCGACGATCACCGCCAGCGCCGCTATGATCTATAACTCGTCCGCAGCTGATCGTGCTGTGGCGGTGTTGGATTTCGGTGGGCCCCGCACGTCTGCTGGTGGCACGTTTGTAATTTCGTTCCCGACACCAAACGCAGCGTCTGCTATAATCCGCATAGGATAGGCCATGATCTGGGTGCCTATAACCCCTACACCGGGTTCCGCATGGACTGAGCTTGATCCCGATGCTATAAACGTGTGGACACCTATAGAGCCAACCCAAGACCCGGGCTGGGTCCAGATCGCGGCGTGAGGACAACGTATGCCTAGTACATTTACTACGAACCTCGGCATCGAGAAACCCGGTGATGGCGAACAGGATGGTCTCTGGGGCGATATCGTCAACGAGAACAGCGACATCCTCGACCGTGCGGTTAACGGAGTTCTATCCCTAACCCTGACGGGCACCTCGTCTACGCTGACCACATCGGATGGCATCCTGTCTAGCGGGCAGTATAAACTGTTGCTGCTCACGGGAACTCCGTCAGGCACGCACACGATCACGATCTCGCCCAACGACGCCCAGAAGATTTACTACGTGCGGAACACAACCGCGCAGAGCGTTATCTTCACTCAAGGTTCTGGCGGGAACTACACCCTGTTGGCCGGGGATAGCGCGATCATCTATAGCAACGGCGCGGGCGCAAGCGCAGCAGTAGCCAACATCGCCGACCACCTCGCCATGAGCAGCCCGAACATCACGGGTGGTACGATTTCTGGGATTACAGACTTAGCTGTCGCTGACGGCGGCACGGGCGCGTCTACTGGGGCGGGGGCGATAACCAACTTCGGGATTACAGCCAGTGTCGCTGAGCTGAACACTCTAGATAACATAAACACCGCAGGTAACTTTGGACTCGTGCCGTCTGGCGGCATCATCATCTGGTCTGGGGCGGCTGCGGCTATCCCGGCTGGCTGGCTTCTGTGCGACGGTACCAGCGGCACGCCGAACTTGCGCGATAGGTTCGTTGTCGGTGCGGGGTCTACCTACGCTGTTGGTGACACAGGCGGTGCGGCTACCGTCGCTCTGTCAGAAGCAAACCTTCCGTCGCACCAGCACGCCGTGAACATAAATAGCGGTAATCAGAGCGCAAACCACACTCACGGTGGCTCTACAGGAAATACAAGCGGGCTGACTGGTACAGTCTATGGTATTTCGGAAAGTTTTTCGGCTAGCGGTCAAGCTGACGGCGTCTTCGCTAAAGGCGGGGCCTACAACGTCGCTGGCACCCCACAAAACACCGACGTATCGAGTGGCGCGCGGTTCTCGTTCGACGGTAACAGCCACTCCCACGGCTTCAACACAGGCACGGAATCGGCGAACCACTACCACAATGTCAACGGATCGACGGGGCTGATCGGCTCTGGGACTGCACACAATAACTTACCGCCCTACTTCGCTCTATGCTACATCATGAAGTCGTAAGCCCGGAGCTAGCCCAGTGACTTTCGTTCGCTTCTCACACGACGACAATCTCGATGGGGTGTTTCCATCCCCTGTGCCCGCTATCAAGAAAGCGCCTGACTTCTATAAGGCTATCCGCCCACAAACTAATAGCAGGCCAGATTCAGGTACGGTCAAGCGCTGCGTCCCGTTTCTTGATGCGCTGTCCGCTGGCTTCATTATACCTCTATGGGCAGACTGCTACGTAGTCGCGCACGACAATAACATACAGTTCACGTTCCCACGTAACCTACCGATGCCTTCCAGTATCCAGCAGCACGATTATGTGCAGTTTGCTGGCCACCCCCTAGCGGAACGCCCCTACGGTAAGTTCTGCATGAAATTCATGAACCCGTGGGTAATCGAGACCGCCCCGGGTTATTCGTGTCTGTTCACATCTCCGCTTAACCATCTGGAGACACGCATCAAAATCCTTGATGGCGCGGTGGATACCGACACCTACCACACAAACGTGAACTTCCCATTCCTATGGACTGGTGGAGACGGTGAGTTCTTCATCCCGAAGGGCACCCCGCTCGTGCAGGTAATCCCCTATAAGCGCGAAACCTTCACCCTTGAGGTTGGCACAACCGATACAAACCGGCGCAAGAATGTGGCCGACCGCCTCGGCACGTACCTCAAAGACGCCTACCGGAAAGAGTTCTCGGCTAGCGCCAAGATGCCTAACGACGATGCAGACACAGACACAGCTCCGGACACGGACCCCGCTCACCCCACTATACCCACACCTGCAGAGTGAAGTCCTGACCCATGGCCGAAGACCTAAGATTCGAGCGCGTAGAAAAACAGCTCGATAAGCTAAGCGATAAAATAGACGACCTCACAACGGTCGTTACCGCCATGGCACGGATTGAGGAGCGCATGGTATCGCTGTTCAAGCGTATGGGGTCCTACGAGGATCGACATATCGTGCTTGATGTCAGAGTGGGCGACCTAGAGAAAACCGTTACCAAGACCGGCGTGGTCGATACGGTGCTAGAGAAGGGCTTCTGGGTTATCATGGGCGGCGGCATAGCCTACATCATCAAGGTCTTCGGAGAGTGACATGAGAACTTGGACACAGCGTAGCCTCGATAATATGAAGGGCCTGCACCCAGACCTGATCCGGGTTTTAAACCGGGCGCTGCAAACCAGCCCACACATGTTTGTCGTGACTGAGGGGCTCCGTACCTTGGAGCGACAGAAAGAACTTATGCGGATCGGTGCGTCCAAGACCCTGAAGAGCAGGCATCTGAAGCAGGCTGATGGCTACGGCCACGCCTTCGACTTCTACGCATTGGCGGACATCAACAACGATGGTAAGGTGTCTTTTGAGGAGATGTCGAACGTCCGCATGATGATCCCCATCGCTGATGCTATCAAGGCCGCTGCGAAAGAGGAGAAGGTCGCTATTACCTACGGCGGCGACTGGCGGAAGTTCCGAGACTACCCTCACTTCGAACTGGACCGGGCAGTTTACCCGGGTAACTGAAAGGAAGTTACATGACGCAAGATCAAGTTGGCGGTAT